GTTAACGCAAGTGGACGATCGATAGTAACTGTAGTAGCGTCATCTGAATCAAGGCGGGCAATCAGCTCATCCCCATTGCTTAATTTAATACTGACAACATCACCTGTTGCCATTGGTTTCTTTAATAACATATTTTTCCTTTTATAATTCACCAGTCTCTGCTAGTTTCAGCATGAGACTATAATGTTCGTAGGCTTTCTTTACTGCCGGGTATTTGTTTTTCAAATACTTTTCTTGTTCTTTTTGTTCCATTAAATTTTCAAACAGTCTATAATGGCCCTGCTTTTTCATATTGTTGAACACTTCCGATTCAAACTCTGCAATTCGTGTCAACTCGCTTTCGGATACTTCTACAGTGTACAATCTTTCAGTTTCGTACTGCATAGCGTCCATTGCCGTCATGACATTATAGTCATTGGGAAACTGAAAAAATTTCGTGTGCATACGAGTGTGCTTATGAGCACGTTTGTTATCATCGAGTATATTAATTCGATGATCTTGTATAAAATGTTTTAAGTTGTCGTTCATTTCAACTCCTGGATAGTGCAGAAGTTACTTGGCCTAGTTCAGTTTTACGACGACTGTTTTCTCTTTCAAGATAACTTACTCGTTGATTCAATTCACTTAGTTGACGCAGGGCAGTGGCCAACTGTTTTTCTAGGGTTGCAATTTTATTCAGTTGTGTTTGATCCATCATCATCCCCAATCAATCGTTCTAACAACTTATAGTTATCGTAGGCTTTTTTAAGCGCCGCAAACTTTGCAAGTTTTTCCGGACTTGGTTCTGTTAGAATGGCAAGACGGTCTTCGATAGTTTCTAGTAATTTTCCTAGACTACGACCTTTCCATTTGATATCACCATCAAATGTTGCATCAGTCTGAACATACAAACCACTTGAACCAGTAACACCAGTAATTGTAGAATTCCACATGCCGCTGTTTATACCAGTAGCATATCCCATACTGCCAACAGCACCAGTGGCTCCAGTAGAAAAAGTATAATTCGGTGGACTAGGGTAATTAACAATATAGTTCGACATATCAATTGTATCGATCTTTATATCATCCCAATCTACTGTGTTTATAGTAACAGTACTGTCATCACTCTTGTCCATTTAGGTATTCCTTTAGTTCATTGAATCCGCCGATCAATTGTTCATCAATAAAGATTTGCGGAACAGTACGTGCATTAGGAACTGCTTCTAACAATTCTTCTCGAGTATACCCATCTCCGATCTTTCGTTCTTCGAAGGGAATTGATCGTTGTCCTAACAAGGCTTTTGCCTGTTCACAATTTGGACAATGATATTTGCTCCATACAACAACTTTCATTTTGATTCCTTTATAGATCTGGTAATTCTTCGTAGCTAACATTGTCCGACATAACGCCAATAACATAGTTTGTGCTTTCGTTTTCTTGTAGTGCAGTCTGCTTCTTGTTAATATTCACATGCTTATTAAACCATGGAATGGGGCTTGCTTTAGGATGCTCACCTTGGTACTTGACGCCGATGTCTTTCAATCGAGTAAAGGCAGTGTGGTCAACAAAGTCACTGAGAATAGCAGCATTAAGACCGATGACTGGTCCCAACTTAAACAAATAAGTTGCCCACTCTTTTTCTTCTTTAATAACTTCCATGTACAGCGCATATACTTCGTCTGCACATTCTTCTTCTAGTTTAAGGAAGTCTGGATCATCCTTGGTTACATTGTTAATCAACCATGCAGTCCATTCTGTATGCAACAACTCGTCTTGCAGGATCAAGCTAATGATATTGCCATTGCCAATGTAGATTTTATTCTCTACCATTGCCAGGCTAGTAGCAAAGCTCACCATAAAGCGTAGAGCCTCCAGTGCGTATGATGCGTGTAAGGCCATCCATATGGCTCGCTTGTGAGCATGGAGCTCAATGTCTTCACCCAACTCTTTACGACAGTTGAGCTGATGAAGATCCTCATAGTAACGACCAATGTTAGCAGCCATGCCAACAATTTCAGCTGTGTCGTGAATCTTGTTAAATTCCTCTTTAGGTACTCCATATACGTTCCTAATAATATGACTGTAGCTCTTACTGTGAATGTTAGTTTCAAAGAAACTCCAGTTACTCACAAGTGCTTCTAGCTCTGGAATGGATATAACAGGGCTAAACACTTGGCTTGGAGCGCGACCTTGAATGCTGTCTAGTGCTGTTTGACGCAGTAGATTACTGGTAAAAATATGTTTAACAGCATCACTAGATTCTTTATGGTCCATTTTGTCTTTGGTAAGACTAATCTCTTCAGGTACCCAGAAGAAACCGCGGGCAAGTTCTTCATACTTGGCAATTTTAGGATACTTGACTTCTTCAAAACGTTGTACGGTAACTGGACCTGCTGGATCTAGAAACATTGTACGTTTGAGGTAATTTGTTTGTTTACTTAAATTATATTGTGCTTTGCTCATTGTTCATCCTATTTTGTTAATTTTGTATTGGACCATTATTTAATCGTTCATTCGCCATTTGTTTTCCGGTAATCCATAGTCCCATTTTGGATCCATTTCAACATTCCATCTAGTAGTGGCAACATTAAAATCCTCAACATCTTCGCTATGACCGCAATCTATAACATTAAAATCTGGATGTGCAGAATCAACAGTAAAAAGATACTCGCCTTCTAACCAAGATCCGTCTTTCATTTTAATTTTACATCTCATATTAGCAATCATTGCTTTTCTAATCACAGTAACGTCATAAGACATACTGTTCCATAATTGTAAAAAATCTAATGGATACGGATCACCT